TAATGGAATCATCTATAAATACTTTTTTTGCTTTTGTGCTATTTTGTATAGTGATTTATGTTGTTTTAAATGATAATAAATAATTTATGGCTTATCTTAACATTAACATTCCTACAGTGTATGCTAAAGTAAAGAAAGAATACTTATATGATTTGGATCCTAAGTATAAAAAAGAAAGTCTTGATTGTGTTATCTTTGGCATGGCGAGTATTTCAGGGCGTTCATTACTTTTTCACTGCATGTTACCCAACGGTGCGTGTTATTGGCGTTTGCCTATCTCAGCGTTTTTCCAAAAATCGTTTCTTAGAACCGAAGTGCCGAATATGTCAGTTGACCAGTTGGAACTGTGGAATTGTTTTAGTTACTATCCTAGTTGTACTGAATTTGATTTTCTTAGTGGGCAGCGTGGCAAATTTTTAGGAAAGGATAAAAAATTCTATCATGGAGAATATCAATTCACAATCGATTGGGCGAGTCCAGAGGTTAATGAAATTGATTGTGAGCATTCTGAAATTCCTCAAGAACATAAGTGTGCACATATACTGGCACTCGATAACGGCAATTATGCTGCTCAGCCTAATAATCGTATCTTGTGGAGCGTTTCTAACTATACTACTGATAGATCTTGGCCAGACTTTAAAGTGCAAACTACAGAGTGGTCTGTCGAAAATAAAGATTGGGTAACAGATGATACAGACGATATGTTTTATAAAATTAAAGAAAAAAAATGAAACTAACAGCTAACATAACTCTTGATGAGCTTACAAAAAGCCAAACGGCTGAACGTAAGGGTATCAATAATAATCCATCACCAGAGCAAATAGAAAATTTGAAAGCACTAGCAGTAAATGTGCTTCAACCGATACGTTCACATTTTGACAAGCCTTTAATCATATCCAGCGGATTTCGTTGTGCACAACTGTGTATAGAAATAGGTAGCAGTGTTAACAGTCAACATGTTGCAGATGATGAGGCAGCTGCAGCGGACTTTGAAATACCAGGTGTAGACAATAGAGAACTAGCTCGCTGGATTAGAGATAACCTAGAAGTAGACCAAGGTATTTTAGAATTTTACAAAGATGGCGAGCCATCGTCTGGCTGGATTCATTGCAGTTATTCAAGAAATAATAATAGACAACAATGGTTGCGTGCCAAGCGAGTTAATGGTAAGACTACCTATACACCATGGTTAAATTAATATGCCAATAGGAAGATCACAAATGACAAAACAAGTAGAAGGACAATTAAGAGGTGCTCGTGGAGAAAAAAGAAAAGTTAAAACCTTTTCAAAAGGTGGGTTAAAAAATGGTAAACTAAAAAAAGTTGCATCAGCATTAAACAAAGCTTCCAAACTACATAAAAAACAATCTAAAATAATTAAAAAACACATCAAGGATATGAGACGTGGCAGATCCTAAAAAAGGAACTGGTAAAAAACCAAAAGGTTCTGACAGAAGACTTTATACTGATGAAAATCCTAAAGATACGGTAAAAATTAAATTTGCTACACCAGCAGATGCTAGAGCCACAGTAAGAAAAGTTAAAAATATAAACAAACCCTTTGCAAGAAAAATACAAATTCTGACAGTTATGGAACAAAGGGCTAAGGTTATGGGTAAATCTGAGGTGGTTAATATTGCAAAAAAAGGTAAACAATCCATTCGCAAAACTCGTAAGGTCTAGAACTTACAGATCTAAAGTGTTAAAATCAAAAAAGTTGTACGACCGCAATAAGGAGAAAACGTCTCTAAAAGTGGCCACTAAACAAGGAGAATAAAATGACTAAACTATGTCCAAGAGGTAAAGCAGCAGCAAAGAGAAAATTTAAGGTGTACCCTTCGGCCTATGCTAATGCCTACGCATCTAAAATATGTGCAGGAAAAATTAAAGATCCATCTGGAGTAAAAAGAAAAGATTTCAGAGGTCCAAAACCAGCAGCCAAAGGTGCTATGATTAAAGCAAAACAAGGAGCCTACATTGGTTCTTTTATTAAAAGTGATATAGACGGGAAAAAAATTTCTAATAAATCTTACGAAAAGTATTATAAAGGAATGATCTAATGTCTAAGGGAGGACTAAAGGAATGGTTCAAACAAAATTGGGTAGATATTGGGAGCAAGCGAAAAGATGGTACTTTCGCAAAGTGTGGAAGATCGAAACAACTTGCGGATGCGAAACGGAAGTATCCAAAATGCGTGCCTCTAGCGAAAGCAAGAAGAATGACAGAGGGACAAAGAAAATCTGCCGTTGCAAGGAAACGGGCAGCTGCCAATGTGGGACCTAAACCAACTAACGTAAAAACTATTTTAAAACGTGATCAGGGTGGAAATGTTAAAAAACCAAAAGGTTCTAAAGGTAAAATTAACGTTGGGTTGTTTACTATTGATAGTCCTAAAATCACACCTGACAGTGATTTAATTAATGTATTTGAGGAGACTAAAGTAGATTTAGATCCAAATTTAAATTATAGTAAAATATATAAAGATAATATCCAAGTAGATCTTGGAATAACATCAAAAGGAAAAGCTAGGTTTAGAATTAAAAAGAGTTTTTAATTATGGCAACATCAGGTCTTACATCATTTGATTTAAATATAGATGATATTATTGAAGAAGCATATGAAAGATGTGCAATTCAAACAAACTCAGGTTATGATTTAAGATCAGCAAGAAGAAGTTTAAATTTATTATTTTCTGAGTGGGGTAATAGAGGTGTTCATTTATGGAAAGTAGAGTTAGTTGAAAATACTCTGGTATCAGGACAAGCTGAATACACTGCACCTTCATCAACTAGTGATGTATTAGAAGCTTTTGTTTCTTCAACAGCCGCAGCATCGAACACTTCCAGTACACAAGATGTTTCTTTAACAAAAATTGATAGATCCACTTATGCAGCTTTACCAAATAAATTAGCGACTGGGCAACCATCACAATATTATGTGCAAAGAGAAACAACACCTAAAATATTTTTATATCAAGCACCTGATTTAAACACTTACACAACACTAAAATATTATATAGTTAAAAGAATTGAAGATGCTGGAGCCTACACTAATCAAGCCGATGTGGCATATAGATTTTTACCATGTATGTGTTCAGGTTTAGCTTATTATTTAGCAATGAAAAAAAATCCACAATTAGTACAACAAAATAAATTGATATACGAGGATGAATTGAAAAGGGCGTTAGATGAAGATGGTCAAAGAACATCAACATTTATAACGCCACAATCTTTTTATCCTAACGGGTTATAATTATGGCAAAATACGCTTCAGGTAGAAAATCATTAGCAATATCAGATAGATCTGGTATGGCTTTTCCTTATGATGAAATGGTAAAAGAATGGAATGGTTCTTTAGTACATAATTCTGAATATGAATCAAAACAACCACAAATAAGAAGAAGATATGCTGTGAGTGATGCGATCGCATTACAAAATCCTAGAAATATTAAATTTCAACAACCATCTCAAAAATTTTTAGCTGATGGTGATGTCACATTTTCTGATTCAGGAGGAGCCTCTGTNGGTGTTGCAAATTTAACTTTACCAGGAGATTTTGCTTTTCAAACTTTTCAAACAGAAATAAATACTAATGGTTTGGACACTAGTCAACAAAGCATGGAACCTAGAGATCCATCNTTACAAAACAGAAGAAGACAAGCTTNATGCTTAATTAACCCTGTAACTGTGGAGATATCATAATGGCTATAACTCATGGAGATTTTTTAACTCAAGTTAGAAACTACACAGAGGTAGATAGTAACGTTTTAACAGATTCTTTAATAGATCAATTTATCACTAATACTGAGTTAGATATCGCTAGTAAAGTAGACTACGATGATTTAAGAAAATTTTCTAATTCTAACTTTACCGCTGGTAATCGAGCTGTTAGCCTTCCAGGTGATCTTAAATATCTAAGAGCAATAAAAATTACTGACGGAGGAACAGAAGTATTTTTAGAAAAAAGAGATCAAACTTTTATAGCTGAATTTAATCCTACTGGAACCCAGGGGCAACCAAAATACTATGCTAATTATAATGACAAAAACATTATAGTTGCACCTACACCAGCCTCAGCTTTAGCTGTTCAGATTCAATACATTAAAAACGCACCACATTTTGATAGTGGCAATTCAACCATGATATCAGACCAACATCAAAATCTGCTTTTATATGGTGTATTAGTAGAGTGTTTTTCTTTTTTAAAAGGCCCGGTTGATATGTACAACCTATATAAAACAAGGTATGATAAAGCATTAGAAGCTTTTGCGTTAGAGCAAATGGGCTCAAGACGTAGAGGTCAATATACTGATGGTGTTCC